TAATCATCTTGGAATGATATATTATCTAATACGACACTAATGTCTCTTTTCTCACCAATTACGCTTACTAAATCAACGGTAAGATTGAATGCTGGTTGAAAGTATGGAAGTATCTGCTCAATAATTTGAAGACCATCATCATTTAATTTTACCAATACATTTAATTCAAATCCCACATTATATGGCACAGGCATGAATACCTTTCTTAGTTTATTATTATTATCTGCTGCTTTGAATGTTTGAGTTATACCTGCCTTTCTTGTAGCGTCATATGTAATGTTTGTCATTTCAAATGACATTCTAGGTAATGTTATTTGAATTGCTTTATTCAACTCAGGTTGTTGCTCAATTCTTGCTAAAAACTTTTGCATTGGCCCATATGCCAAAGCAACTTTCATGTCACTTATCTCTTTCCCTGCTTGATCTTTATGTCGAATATGAATATCATTAAACAGTGTACCAAATGCAATAACTGTTTTTCTAAGTATTTCGTGATAGTAATATGTTCCTAACATTAGAATGTACCAAATGGATTAGACTCCGCAAAATCAATAATTGCATCTGCCTCAGTTTCAAACTCGTCGTTATCACTGTAACTATCATATATATCTCTCGTATCATGTGCCTTCACATTGTAAATGACTAATTGAGTGGTTCCTGTACCGACTGTTATGAGTTGAGTTCCTATTCCAGCACTAGTGTTAAGAGATGGTCTACTCATAACAATATTACCATTTAAGTCTGGTGGAATCGGAGCTTCTAATGCTAACACGGTTGTTCCAACTGATATAACACCATCTATTGCAGACATTGCAGCACCAACAGCAATACCAGATGTATCAACACCTACAATTCTTGTACTATTCACACCACAAGTTCCTGATTGGAATTTAGTTCCAACAAATATAATGGTAGTGCTACGAATCTCTTCACCGGGTAAGAATCCTAGAGTTGTAGTTCCGATACCAACATTAGATACTTTGAGAATTTTTGTATCTGAATCCCATTCTTTAACTCTTGCTTGTGTTCCTGAAGTTTGACCGGTAATAATATCATTAAGTTCAAAATTACCACGACCCGTAATAATATCTGGTGGGCCTATTGTAACAGTTGGAGCTGATGTATATCCTTGACCGGGATCTTTGACTCTTATTGATTGTAATTCACCATTACTTACATCTACCACTGGTACACCCACAGCAGTAGTTCCTGATCCGGTAGGGCCTGCAATAGTTACTGTAGGTGGTGTTACATAACCTGCTCCATCACCTGTAACTGCAAACTGAATTACACCTTTTTGAGTTTTTTCAATTGTACATGTTGCAATTGCACCACTTCCTCCACCACCGACAATATTAATATTAGGTGGTTGTGTGTATCCAGCACCAGCATTTGTTAATAGAAGTTCTTTAACAGACTGCACACCACCAACACTGGTCGTTATAGCAACTGCAGATGCATTTACACCTTGTACATGTCTGGAAGTTGATATAAAGACTGTGGGAGTTGATGTATAACCACTTCCATCGTTGAGGACTGTTAATGATCTAATATATCCTGTAGGGGTTATTGAGGGTGCTATCACAGCAGATGCGAGTGCAGTGGTTCCTGATCCTACTAATTCAAGTGTGGTAATAAATCCTTCATCCTGAACTTGAGTGTCAATTTCATCAATCGATGTATCGATAATTTCATCTTCATATTCAAAGAGTTCACACTGCAATTCGTAAACATAATTTTTTTGAAGTTGATAAAAGGGTTTTTCATGCTCCACGAATTTAACTTCAAATAATCTTTGTCCTAATGGAAAATATATTAAATCACCCTCTCTTGGCCTTGATCCTAATTCAAAATCTGATGCATCTAAAAATGGTGCAATAAAATCTTCAAATCTTTCTTTTGATATTGTAACTGTCAATTCATCTCTTAAACTAACACCAAATTTTGTCATTACATCACCAGCACCAGAATATCCCTCATAGGTATTCACATATGCTTCGAGTAAAAAATTATCCTCAAATCTTGATGACTGTACTTCTTCTATAATTGATTGTTTATTTACAAATTTTCTAGGGATATAAGTAACCTCTATCCCATAAATTTGCACCTGCTCATTTATGAGATCTTGAATTAATCTCTGCTCACCTTGAGATCCTTGTAGAAAAAACGGATTTAATGGCATACATCTATCCTATAAAATCAAGAGGTGGTAATTCGTATTCTTCTCTTAATTTAGTTAAAGCAAACTCTAATTCTCTTTGGCCGTCATCATATATTTCTCTACCATTTAATTCTAATCCACCGGGAAGTTTAACTCCTCTAAACTTAATTAAGTTTTGTCCCCATTGTCTTTTCATCAATGCAGTCAAATACATTTTTAAGAACATATCATTGTATATTTTTGTATAGTCGTTTGGATCTAAAATTCGTAAACAATCAATGACTATAAAATCACCCTCTCTTAAAGAGTTGTAATCCATATCAAGATATAAACGTCCCTGTTTTTTATTAAATCTTATTTGCCTCTCAGGTGTTAGTAAAAAATCTATATCCTCTAAGTAACTTTTAACCATCGAATACTGTAGAAGTTCAACGGAGTTAAAATAATACAAATCATTTAGAAACAACTGATATTTGATACTAAACATCCCACCAGATATTGAACTGGAATCAAATTTAAATATTTTTTCTACACCAATAATTGAATCTGGAACTTGAATAAAGTTTGAGTTTTCTGTAAAATGTGTTGTTGTAGTAACTCCAGCTTGTTGTGTTTGTCCAATGGTTGATATACCACTTGAACTTACAAGACCTTGTTGATTACTAGATCCCGGTGTTGCTTTTCCTCTATCAATTTCACTTTGAGTAAATTCATGTTTTAAATACATCTCCTCAATACCATCAAAATGCCTCTCACTGAACATTTGAAGAGCATCATCCACTAAATCCTCTATTTGTTCATCAGCAAGATTTATCTCCAATACAGGGGCACCTAACCTCCTTAGACAGTATTCGATTAGATGTTCTCTACTAGCTGGTTTTGAGTAGTTTATTGACATTACTCTGCTTCAACCTCTGATGCTAAGTTTTCGTATTTTTCTTGCCACTTCAATGCCTCTGAGGCTAATTTAGTTTTTTCATCATTAAAATCAGTTAATACTGTAGTCAGTTTTGCTTCCAAAAGTATATTTTGGTTTGTTAATGTAGCAATTTTTTGATTATAAAGTTTAATCAAAGTATTCACATCAACATCATTATTTTGATTGTTCATTTTTAATTTAGAAAGTTCCCCCATCTATGGTCGTTGTCCAGACAGGTTTATTTGTGTAGTTTACTACCACTGCACTAGGTGTAACACCTGTGCCAGCATTATTTTTTATAATATCTGCAGATGTACCAAATGTACCAGTAACACCAATCAAAACAACTGTTGTTGAGTTTGATGTGCTTTTTACAACACCTTGTTGTGTTCCACCAGCCTGAGTGATTTGATCACCAGCAGTTACAGAAACTGCACTAGGTAGTGTAAGTGTAACTTCAGTTACTGCAGTTAATAACTGAGTTGAAGTAAATGTTGCAGCACTTGGTGCTGTTGTGGAAGTCTGTAAACCTGCATTGGTAAAGTATACTATACCATGAGTTGCAAAGTCTCCTGACTGATAGTAGATACCTTTGATATCAAGATATCCTTTTGTACCTGAAATAACTTCAGCAGTGTTAGTTGCATCAGGAACGTATGTCCACTTTCTACTACCATCGGTATCAGCAAGAGCACTATCATCCATTCCAAAGAATCCAAGTTTGTTATTACCTACACCTGAACTTATGTTATAGTTGAATGAAATACCACGGTCAGTATTAGTATCCTTCGCGTGTGTTATGGTTAACTGAGTTGATGTTGATATTCCAGCAGTGACGTTTGCACTTAAAGTTACTACTTTTGTACCTGTGTTTATTGCAGAAATTGTTGTATTATTGGGAATACTTGTTCCAGCAATAACATCAGCAACCTGTAATCCAGTAACAGAGTCAACTGTGATAGTATTTGTTCCACTTGAAACAGTGGCCATAACAGTTCTCTTACTGGTTACATCACCAACCTTCATGATGGCATCGTTAACTGTTACAGTAGTAGAGTTAACATTAGTTGTTGTACCATCAACTTGTAAGTTACCTTTGATGATAACATCACCTTCATTACTCAATCCACTTGGGAATGGGTCAATGAAGATTTGATTACCACCACCAGTTAAACTCTCAATTCTATTTGATGAAATACCAATATTACCAATGGTAATTGCTTGACCCGGTGGAATTATAACACCACCAGAAAATGTAGATAATCCAGTTACATTTAAATTACCACCAACATTTAGATTTTTTTCTACACCAAGTCCACCCTCAGTGATTACTGAACCTGTATCTTTACTATTTGACTGAGTTGTAATATTAAATCTTACGTCTGAACCAGCAAATGTCAGTTGATCTGCACCATTTTCATCATACTCAATGGTTGCATCGGGTGCAGATGCACCATCAGCACCACCACCAAATCCAAGTTTGGTGTCATCTGGGATCATTACATCACCAGCTCCGTTTGGATCGAATATTATATCTTTATCTGTTGTCTGTGATGATAAAGTATTGCCATCTATTCTTAAGTCGTCTACATTCCATTGATCTACTTTTCGGTTTTGATCTAGTATTGCTACAAAACCATTTGCTGCACTCGCTGCGTTAGTGACACCAGCAACTGAACCTGCTGTATGTGCCATCAGGTCGGTGTAATATTTACCTCCAACTATGTCAACATTAGTGCTATCATCACCAACAAAGAGTCTTTCACCTCTGTTCGCTTGGGTTCCAGCACCAATCGTTAATGCTAATTCACCGAAGTTTAGACCCGACGGAGCACTCGCACCAGTCGATCTTTTTACTCGTATAATACTTGCCATTTAGAAGTTTCCTCCGTTGATATCCAAATTTTGTGCTGATCCGGGTGTGAGTTCCATAAC